GCAGAAAAAGGACGCACCGAAGGGGCTGAAAAGCTGGAAGGCATCGAAGGGGCTGAAAAAGCCGCAGGAACGGGTGAACCATTACAAGTTCAAACGCAAGGACATCCGGGAAATGGCGAAGGATGCTGGCGAGGTTCAGCTGCTGATGGAAAAGTGGTACGGCCCGGAAGGGTACATCTTCACGTCGGCACAGGTCAGGTATAACGATTTCAACGGGCGATTCTACATATACGCGCGATTGCGACGGCCTATTCCGCTGCCGAAGAAAGCAAGGAAGAAAGGGGGCGCGACATGCAGATCGGGCTGATCGACGTTGACGGTCACAATTATCCGAATCTTGCGCTGATGAAGCTGTCGGCATGGCACAAGGCGCAGGGCGATCGTGTTGAATGGTGGTGGGGCTTCGGGAAATATGACCGGGTCTATATGGCGAAAGTGTTCGACGAAACCTATTCGCTGGACACGGAAGAACCGTTCAACACGAAAGAGATCATCAAGGGCGGGACGGGATATGTCCGGCGGAACGCCGACAAGAAGCTGGAATACTTCGTCAGCGGGGCGTGGGTGCTTGCGGAAGACAGCAACACGTTCGCGCAGTATCAAGAATTCCTTCCGCATGAGATCGAACACGCATTCCCGGACTATCAGCTGTACCCGGACTTGACAGCGGACACGGCGTTCGGGTTCCTGACGCGGGGATGTCCGCGCGGGTGTCATTTCTGCATCGTCGCCGGAAAAGAAGGCCGGATGTCGCGGAAGGTCGCTGACCTGTCGGAATGGTGGAACGGTCAGAAGAACATCGTCCTGATGGATGCGAACATCCTTGCGTGTCGAGATCACCCGGAACTTCTGCGGCAGCTTGTCCAGAGCGGGGCGCGAATCGACATCAATCAGGGACTGGACTGTCGGCTTCTGACCCGTGACAACATCGCGATCATCAACGAAATGAAGCTGAAGAACATTCATTTTGCGTGGGACTACATAGGGGAATCCGACGCTGTCCTGAAGGGCCTGAAACTGTATGCGGAACTTGCGGCGCGAAAACCGCATGGCGCGTATGCGACGGTCTACTGCTTGACGGGGTTCGACACCACCATCGAAGAAGACCTGTTCAGAATCTACACCTTGCGGGACATGGGATTCGACCCGTATGTCATGATTTACGACAAGCCGAACGCGCCGAAGCAGCTGAAACGGCTTCAAAGGTGGTGCAATAACAGGCGGATATTCAAGGCCGTGGAGCAATTCGAGGATTACACAGGATAGGAGCGGGACGACATGCAGGAACAGTACAAATCGGAAATAGAGCGCCGCCGGAAGGTCAGACAGCTTCACATTCGCCGCCGGAAGGTCAGCGTCCTTCTGTGCGCCGCACTGCTGGTTATGACGATCATTGCAAGCGCGGGAGCGGGGCAGGGTTCGAGCGTGGAAGGCGCAGGAGAACAAGCGGGAATCGCCGTGCCGACGCAACAGACAGAAACGGTTCTGTCAATTACAGCTGAAGAATCAGTGGACGAATCAGTGGACGAAGTGGAGGTCTATGGATGCAATCTGCATGACGTGTACGACTACCCGTTCAACACCATGTCGCAGGATTGGGACGGCGATGATCTGGAAGGATTTCGTTATCATGAAATATCGGAGGAATCAGCGGATTCCGGGGGATATTTCCCGCCTGTTGTGCAGATATACACATTCATCGTCTGTAAACAGTACGGGGTGGACTACGAAATGGTATTTGCACTGATCGAGCGGGAAAGCAAGTGCGTTTATGACGCGGAAGGCGACAACGGGAACAGCGTTGGGTATATGCAAATACAGGAGAAATGGCACAAAGGCAGAATGCAGCGGCTGGGTGTGACAGACCTGAAGAATCCGTTTCAGAACATCCTTGTCGGCGTGGACATCCTTGCGGAATTGCAGGATGCAGTCACACAGGCGGGTGTGGAGCCTGAAATGATTATGGCGGACACGCTTGCGGCCTATCAATACGGAATGCAGGGTGCGCGGGTAAACCTGTGGGCGGACGGTGTGCATCTGTACTCATACAATCAGGCGATTCTTGACAGGGCGGAAGAACTGCGTCAGGAAGCACTGGAAGGAAGGTGAAAAAGAATGTCGAAAGGAAAGCGGAACCGGGAGCGGAGAAGACATGAAAAAGAGATGATGACGGCCACGGTCACAAAGGCGGAAATCTTCTGCGCGGAACTGCTGGCGGATGCGCTGGTGAAAACTGGCGCGGAGCGGGACGGGACTGAATGGAACAGTCAGGCGGAAAAAGCGACGGCCCTGCTAAAAAAGCACCGTCAGGAAATCCGGCACATGTACAGGGACGACAAGCGACTGCTGAAGGAATGGTTCTTCACACAGATGGACATGATCGACGGGACGGGGGTGCGCAAATGAATATGCGGTACGCGTTGAGAAGCGAAGATACAGAGCAGATAAACGTCGTGACGTGGTGCAGATGGCAGCAGAACGCATTCCCGGAACTGAAACTGCTGCATCACTGCCCGAACGGGGGCAGCAGGAACGAGCGGGAAGCCGTCAAATTTAAGCAGATGGGCGTTCTTGCTGGGGTCAGCGATCTTCACCTTCCAGCCCCGAAGGGCGTGTACGCGTCCTTGTACATCGAAATGAAATACGGTGACGGGAGGCTGGAAGACAGTCAAAAACGGTTTTTGCGGGCGGCGGCGGACGTGGGGAACTATTGCGCCGTCTGCTATGACGCACAGACGGCGATCAACGTCATCACAGAATATTTACAGCTGAAGCACGGGGAAAGCATGAAAGCGCCGAACGCGGTTATTTTCAAGGGGGACAAAGTAAAGCCTATACCAGAACCGAAAAATAAATAAAATCCACGGCTGAAAGGAGAATCGACAAATGCGGATAATCGCAATCATGAATCAGAAGGGTGGTGTCGGAAAGACCATGACGGCGGCATCCATCGTATACCTGATGGGGAAAGAATGGGAAAAGCGCGTCCTTGCGGTGGACGCAGATCAGCAAGGGAACCTGTCAATGCTGTATGGACGGTTTGCGCCGGAAGGCGTTGGAATGTCCGAGTTGCTGGAAAAGCACGTCGTCACGGGCGGGAAGTACAGAACAACAGACTTGATTCAGAATACGCCGTACAGCAAAATTGACATCATTCCGGCGAACGGATACCTGATGCAGACAAACATGAAGCTACTGCTTCAAGAGCGGGAAGATCAAGTGTCGCGCTTCGCCGCCGCTATGGCGGAGATACAAGAAGCCTATGACTATTGCGTGGCAGACTGCGGGCTTCTGATGGACATGACGGTCACGAACGTACTTGCGGCGACAGACCTTGTCATCATGCCCGTGAAAATCGGCGGATTCGAGATTGAAGCAGCAGAAAACATGGAAGAACAGCTGGAAGACCTTCGCGGCCTGAATCCGGGAATCCGAGGGAAGGTGCTGATGACGATGCTTCAGAGAAACAAAACGTCTATTGCGGTAGACGAATGGGTTCAGAAGAAATCGGGACACGAATGCTTCAAACAGACGGTGCGCAGATCAATCATCGCGGAAAAGGCAACGATGCAGCACGTCCCGCTTCCGGCGTTTTCGCCGCGCTGCACGCTGACACAGGACTATCGCGGGGTCGTCTATGAAATCATCGCAGAAATGGAGGGCATCAGGTGAAAGGGAAAGATGTGCTATTCAGTAGCGCGACAGATCAATGGGCAACGCCGCAGGACTTTTTTGACACGCTGGACGCGGAATTCCATTTCAACCTTGACCCGTGCGCAGATGAAACAAACCACAAGTGCGAGGAATATTTCACGAAAGAACAGGACGGCCTGAAGCAGTCGTGGGGGGGGGTACAGAGTGTTCTGCAATCCACCATATGGACGCGAAGCGGGGAAATGGGTCAGGAAGGCGTGGGAGGAATCAACAAAACCGGGAACGCTGGTCGTTATGCTTATAGCAGCCCGGACAGACACAAAGATGTTTCACGACTACATACTGAACCGGGCGGAAATCAGGTTCATCAAGGGGCGGCTAAAATTCGGCGGGAGCAAAGCCGCAGCACCGTTCCCGTCTATGCTGGCGATTTTCAGAGCGCCGGGAATGTAAAATATGATTGGAGGATTGACGCATGGAGCATATCGGATATTGCAGATTCTGCGGGCAGATGAAAAGCATCGCCCCGGATAGTCGGGGTGTAGTGGACGGCCTTGACGAAGATCAGCTGATCGAGCGGGCGACGATGACGTGCGACTGTGAAGGTGCGGTGAAATACAGGGCAGAAGTACAGCGAAAACAGAAGGCCCTGAAGAACGTGTCTGCGCTGTTTGGGGATGATGCACCGAAAGAAAAACGGTTTCCGGCGGTCATAGTCCAGTTGCTGAAAGAAGCAGCGGAACTTCTGTGCGATAGCAGGATGGAGAAGATGACCGTGAACTTGTGGGGGGGTAAAGGCGACCTTGTCACAAAATAGCAAGGGAGAAATCAAGATCGAACGTCAGGAAACGCAGAAGCAGCAGCTGACCGAATAAAGAACGGAGGTTTGACACATGGCAGCAGGATGGAGTGTCTTGGATGCGCTGAACAAACAGAGCCGCGCAGCGGTGGAAGAAGTGTCAAAGGCGCGGTTCAGGACAAAAGACATCAGCATCAAGCGAATGTACACGAACGAACGGAATTTTTATTCAATGACGGGCATTGAACAGCTTGCCGGGGAAATCCTTGCGGCAGGGCTGATCGAAAATCTGACCGTCGTATATGCGCCGTGCGAAGCGGGAGAATACAGAATCATCGCAGGGGAACGACGTTTCCGGGCGCTGAATCTTCTGGTCGAGCGGGGCTATACTGAATTCGAGATGGTGACATGTCAGATTAAAAGTCCGGCGGATGAACACGAAGAAACGGTGCAGATCATACTTGCGAACGGCTACAGAGACAAGACGGTCACTGACGTACTGGAAGAAGAAAAACGTCTGAAGGAAGCCCTGCAATATATGAAAAATAACGGGATGACACTTGCTGGGTACAAATTGGACAGCGGACGATTGCGGGATGTCATTGCGTCAATGATGAACACGTCACCGACAAGAATTGCGCAGATCGAAACAATCAACAACAGACTGATTCCTGAAATGGTTCAGGCGGTCAACGACGGACGGCTGACATTTTCCGCCGCATATGAAATTTCGGGAATGGACGAAGCCGGACAGTGTCTGATGCTGGAACGGTTCAGAGAAACGGGGGCGCTGTCACTTGCTGATGTCAAGGCCGCGAAGATGGCACAACGGGAAGCCGCTGAAGCGTCGCAGAGAGCCGAAGAAGATGAAGCAATGGGACAGGAAGGCGCAGAAGACAACGGAGAGGGCGACGACGCGGACGACGGAGGCAACGCAGACGAAGAATACTTCGACCCGCAGCCGGAGCGGGTGGACAGCATCTGCTATTCCTGCGCGAACTACGCCGAATGTATCGAAAAACGCAGCGATGTACGGAAT